ATCAAAGAGGGGTGTCGAACCACGAGGTTTCGGCCTCGCGGCGCTTGGTTAAGCCAGCGATAACTTGGCCGCCGGCGTGGTTATATTGGAGGATGTCCGCCTTGACGGTATCCCACTTCGCAGCCTTCACGGCCGCACCAAGGGACTGCTCTTCCCATCCAGAGCCGGCGTTATAGGTCAGGTCGGTGAGAGCCTGTTCGATTCCAACTGGCGTACCGGCCGGGATTATCTTCTTGACCAGTAGCCATGCGGCGTTGATCTCGACGGTCAGCCGTCTCAAAGCCTCGGCTTCATCGATTACCTCGGTCGCGAAATTGGCCTTGGTGCCATAGCCGATGGTGTATTGTTTATAATCCCAATAGGCCTTGGCGCTGTAGCCCTCCTGTTTCTTGATGAAATCAACAAGGCCCTGGTCGACGACTGGCGGGACGGCGGGAGCGGGAGCCGGGGCTTGGAGAGAAGGCGCAGGGTGCGACGGGATCACCGCCGACTGCTGCTGCAAAGGCACCGGCGCTGGACCAGGAGCGCTCCCCATGGGCCGTGCCACCAAGCCCAAGGCGCGCCATAGAAGCAGCCCAAAGACGATCAGTTGTGTGAGCGCCAGCACAGCCAGCAGAATGACTTGCATATCTGAGAAGGCTGCGGCCATGATTTCCCCTTTCGGGGAGACCGTGGCAGGGTGGTGGAGTGCCGCAACGCACCTCAACTACGGGCTTGGAATGGCGGGATTTAGCAGCCACCCGAGCTAAGGCCACTATTTGCCACGACACCACCCGCAAATGTCGCTAACGTATTAATTCCAGGGACAGAACCCGGAACTGCATTACCACTCGCGTTACCAAAAAAAGCATTGTTAAGAACGGACCACTGCCGCGCGGTGCCGAATGAGCCGGAGGTCGTGAAGTTAGCATTTAAGCAACCAGTGGAATTGCTTCGCAAGGTAAAGATTTCACCGATGGTTAAACCAGCCCCGGCGATCAACGCCCCAGCAAAAGCGACGTTACTGTTATGGGCCGCGTTGACTAAACCGCCGGGAAGATTCGCTGATGCCGCGAATGTGACACCAGAATTAAAGTTTATTATACTTCCTTCATCGAGCGTGGCACCATAGTTCATTGTGCCCGCAATAATGAGCGGGCTTGCACCGACATTGATCTTACACTTGCTATCGCAAGACACGCCGTTATGGCCGACTGCATTACCTTTGAGTGTGGTTCCCGCGTTAAGGTCCGCGCCGCTTTGCTGGTGGAATGAGATACCAACACAACCGGCGGTTCCACCTGTACAGTCCCACGTGATATTTGTGGAGATCATGTAGGGGGCGAAGTCTGAAAGTTGAAGTACGAAACCAGCCGCTGGAGTAGTTGTAGGTTGAAGTATGGCAACCCCACCGTTGCCAGTTATGTTAATAACACTCGCGCCGACGAGCGGGCCAATTATGGACCACGAGCCAACAAATGTTTGGCCGCCGGTCGGAGAACATATCGGCTGAATGTTTCCGGCTAGATCATATTCAACCTGCAAAATAAAATAACAGGTCGCCATCGAATCCAAAGCGTTAGCTGCAGCGTTAGAAACAAACCCATCGTTAGTGGAACTGCCACCGTTATCGACAAGAAGTGTTGGCGTGAAAGCGGGATGAAAACGGCCGGGAATAACCCTTGCGGCCCATAGGCCGTTTTCGATTGCTACCGACACGCACTGCTGCATGTAGAGGCGCCTGAAGATCGGATTCGGAAAACCGCTCAGCAGGACGGCGTGCGACGAATTGTTGTTGGGATTGCCGTTGCAAACCGATACGACAGCATTTGAGGCAAAGCCGGTTACCGCGGGCAGCGTCACGGTGAACGGGCCGCCCGTCACGTAGATCGTCTTACCGGCATCTCCGGCAACGATCGGATAATTGGCGGCCTGCGCATTCAGCGTGTTCGTATCAACACCGAGGGCGCCAAGGGCCGCCGGATTGACGTTGATGGCGGTAGGGTTAGCGCCGGTGAGAGTTATCGCCGTGCCGGCGATAAACGTCGATGACGGGATCGAAACGCAGTTGACCAGATTGCCGTTGCTATCGAAGCAGGCGCCTTGGCTCAGGCGATTGGCCTTGATCGGCAGCAGCGCCAGCGTTTCCCCTGGAGGCGCGAATACTCCCCGGCCGGTGAAATCGTTGGTCTTGTCCCAGAGCTCGCGCTGGGTCGCAATGATGTCGGTGACAACCTGATTGACGTTGCGGGCCGATACGCCGGCGCCCTCGTTGAATTGCGATGTCCGCCGCGGACGGCGAGCGCCGACGATCTGCACGGTGCCGGTTTGGGCAGCGGTGAAGGTCAGCACCGCATCCGTGATCGGGCGGGCGATGAAGCCGAGCGAACCGGTTGGGCTGGTAATCGTCCAGTTGCCGGATGCCGGGACCAGCGCACCATTGACGAACACCTCTAGCCAGTTGGCATAATCGGTGCTGTCGCCGTAGAGCGCAAATCCTACGCTGCAACTACAAGTGCTGGCCGTGAGCGAGTAGCTCGTTCGCCTTTCCGTATCGGGCAATGCAGGCACCGGCGGCGGTACTTGGGCGAAGGCCGGGAAAATACCGGCAGACAGCGCAAGGCTAAGGATCAGGCGGCGGATCAGGCTCATGCCGGGAGAATGGCGCCCGGAGGATCAGCCGCAACGCACCCTCAGTGGGTCGACTTGGTCGTCTCCGGCCAGTCGGTGCGGTTGAGCGGCTTGACTCCGAGATTTTCGTTCACGCCATCCTCGACATGATCGAATAGCCGGCGCACCGCGAACAGGTTTTGCAGGAAAATCGCCTGCCTCATTTTATGGGTATCCATTGCGGTCCAAGTGCCGTGAAACGCATCATTCATGCCTCCCGCGATACCTTCCATTTTGGAATAGGTTGGTCCCAGCAGCTCGGAGAGCGCCCCGTTGGTCTGGCGTCTGGACAACGGTTTGTCGGCCCCGATCGCCTGGAACATATCGGTCTTGCCGCCGGTGAACTTGGCCTGCATCGAGTTGAGTTCGGTAAACCAGCCAAGGATGGCCGAGCGCGAGATACCCTCCTTGATCCAGTCCTGCGGTCGGTCGCTCACTGGCGCGCCAGACAATAGGGTATAGGCCCGGTACGAGACCATGCCCATCCCGAGGCTCGCCACGAGTCCCTGAAGGGTGCGGGCATCCATCTGCTGCAAGTTCGAAATCAGCACCTTTTCATGGGCGGCGGCGACAAAGGATTTGTATTGGCCGAGCAGCGAGACAACCGGCCCGGACATCCATAGCGGCTTCTCGGCGCCGGGCGTCAGGACTGCCATGTCGGCAGACCGACCGATCGCGGAGGTGAACACGTCGCGCGCCTGGGTATCGGTCCAGTCGGCGGTATTAGCGACATGAGTTCCCTTGCCGAACTCCTGCCCGCCGCCGTCCTTGTAGGCCGCCCAGATCCTGCCCGCCATGTTCTGGTCGATGCCGGCCTGTGCCATCCGCTGGACATCGTCCGCGGTGTGTGTGCCTCCAGCAATCCGCTCTGCCGTGCGCAGGAAGTCCGCAGCCGCAACGGTCCCAGCCACGGTTTTCATGCCGTCCGTCCATGGTCCGTGCAGGTTAAGAAGCATCGACTTGTCGGCCGCCCAGCCCAGTGCGCGCTCGAATTTCGATCCCGGCAGATGGTTGTCGATGACGTCGCCCCATTGATGCGACAGATGCCCGATCGCAGAGTCGATGCCGACGCTCATGTCCTTCATCGACTGCCGCGACGCGGTGGCAAATCCGTCGCCCATGCCCAGCATAGACTTGAAAAACGGCAGGTAACCGTCGCCCATGACGTTCATAAAACCGTGGCGATAGACGGCGTTGATCGAGTCCGTCATGCGGTTGAATACCGATGTTCCGAGGTCGGTGATCAGGTTGTAGTTGCGCGCGACGTTGGCGATGCGGGCTGCATTCGGTTGCGCTGCGGCAAGCTGATAGCCATAGATGCCGCGGATGCGATCGCGCGTCGCGGTTAGGTCTCGCACCATGGCCTTTTTCTCGGCGTCGAGATTGGTCTGTTGCTTGGTCGATTTGGCCTGCGCCAGCTTGGTATCGTACTCATCGTCCAGCTTGCGCAACACGTCGGTCATCTCAACATCGCCGAAACGGTCGGTCAGGTGGATATCGGGAAGCGCGGAACGCAGATGACGGGCGATGACGTGCTCGGTGTCGGTGTTGACGAAATCCTTGACCGACGCGGTCGGGATCGCGAAGTCGCGGGAATTGAGCGATCCGCGCACCTGCTGCGCATCCGAACCGAACGCCGACATGCCGCCGCTGGCGGTCTCATAGGGCAGCCGTCCGTCCGGCGTGGTATTGATCCGGTTGACAATCTCGGCGGCGCGGCCTTCCAGTTCCTCGCGGGACAGATCGCGGTCGGAGGCGATGATCTTGCGCACGGCCCGATCTACCGCACCATCCGCCCCGCTCAGACGATCTCCCGCTCCCTCATATGTCCCTTCCGCCATCTTCTGTTCGCGCAACTTCTCGGCCTCGCCGCGGACCTTGAGCGCAGCCTTGGCCTCCTGCGTAGTCTGCCCTTCCCAATCGGCAATTTCCTTTTCGATCTTGCCGCGCATGGCCTTGGCGCTTTCCGTCTCGCGGATAAGCTGGTCCTCGAGATCGCCGATCTGCGCAGACCGACCCGACGCTTGATCCGCCAGCGTGTTGCCGCGCGAGCGGATTTTGCTTTCGAATACCGCACCGCCGCGGGCATTCGGGAGGTTCTTGCCCGGCACGTCGACACGAATGCCGCCATCGTTGCGGTACTGGCTTTCGCGCAGCTTCTCAGCGCGCTGATAGGCGAACTTGTTAAGCCTGGTGATTTCCTCCTGCCTGTCCTCGATGCCTTCCAGCGCATCGGTACGGCCCTGCAGCCGGGCTTCGATCTTGGCGATGGTAGCTTCGTGCGATTGCAGCGCACCATTGTAGGCCGTGATCCGCTCTTTCTGCGCCGCCTTGATCCCCTGCTCGCCCTCCAGCCAGTCGGCAAAAATCTTCTTTGCGCCGTTGTAATTGGCGGCCAATGCCTGCTTGTTCCAGACGCGCGGGAAGAACGACTTGTCGCCCTTCGGCGGCTCCAATTCCTCGCCAAGCATCGGCTTGCCGTCCGGCCCGGTGGTGCGCTGGGCCAGTTTTTTGATGGGATCGAGCACCTTGGAGCGGATTTGTTGGGCCGCCGACTGTACTTCGGGGATGGCGTGGACGTCGCCTGCAGTCATGGCGCCGGAAACCTCATCCTTGAACTTGTCGAAGGTGAGCTTGCCCGGAGCCTGCCCGCGCACGTCCTGAATACCGGCGGCGATGATCGGCGCGCGGCTGTCTGCGAGCTCGCGATATTGCACGAACTGGTCGCGCAAAATATGGCCGGCTTCCAATTGGCCGTTGTGGGCCTGCATCTTGATGAGCCGGTCGATCGGCACCCCGCCGCGCGCCGTGGTAATGCCACTGTCGGATTGTGTGAACCGCAGCGAGGTTTCGGCCAGATCGCCCATCGCTCTCTTGGCGACTATTGAATCCGACGAGAAGATGCGCAACGTCGGGGAAAAGCCCATCATGACGCGGCTGGTATAGTCGATCACGTTGCCGAGAACCGGGACTTCCTTGAGGGCCGTCATCATGTTGTCGGGCAACAGAATGCGCGACAGCTTCATGGTGCGCTCGTCGGAGGTGGCGGCGGACAGGCTGGAGGTCAGGGTTTTCGGCTCGACCGGTTCGTGCGGAACGATGGTGGTCTCGTCATGGAAGGGTAAGGTTGGCTGGCCGTCGGCAGCCGCGGCTTTGACTTCCGGCGTGTCGGGCGGGCGAACCGGCGACAGGTCTTTGCGGATAGCCTCGGTCCCGTCATTTGCCGCCGCGCGCTCGCCCCGAGACAGCATCGACATACCACCACCGATTAGGCCCATCAGGATCGTGTTCGTGGCGATATTGTTGGCGCTTTCGGCCGGCGTGCGGGTGACCTGCGATCCTTGTAGGGCAGCTTCCGAGACGGTGGATTTCGCCAGCCCCTCGCCCATGCCGCGGAGCGCGCGGACCGCCAGCCCAGCGGCTTCCCCGGCCTTGAGCTCGCCGAGTATCGGGATGAACCATGACGGGTCGGTAGCGCCGGCGGCAATCGAGGCCACGGTGCCAAATCCGCCGGATGCCGCCAAGGTCTGCTGGTCTTTCTGCTCCTGCACCTTCTTGGCGATCCGGGCATCGGTCTGCGCCGGGTTCACGTCGGCCAGCGACTGATCGATCAGGTCGTCATCCTTGGTCGACTTCAGCCGGGCGATCGGGTCATAACCAGGAATCTCGGTCATGTCGGGCCGCGACCGGGTGATGGCGTCCAGCATCGAGGCGACCGGGTTGTTTTGCCGGAAGGCGGCACCGATCACGGCCTCGCCGCCGGGCGCGGTGAATGGTGCGGGTTCCGGCGCGCCGGTCGGCGTCCGGCCGGCGGGCTGGCTGGGGCGACTCAAATAGCCCATCAGCTTATCGAGGTCCTCGCGCTGAGCCTGGGTGTAAGCCTTTTCGTTGAACTCGTTCGGCCACTGCTGGAATGTATAGCCACGGAAAAATGCCGGCATACCGGCCCTCGTTTTCCAATCCTCGAATGATCCGGTTTCACCCTCGTTTTTCTGGGCGTACTGATATTGATCCTTAAGAATGTCCTGCTGCGCAGGCGTCATGGATTTCTGCAACTTCTCGTAAGCCTGCTTCACTACTGGATCGGTATTAACCATGTTGTGAGATACGACGTCGCCGAGAATGTCGATCGGCCGCGTATTGGGATCGCGAATCTCCAGCCCCGGCTTGTCGATTGGCAGTTCTTTCGGCCTCAAAGAATCTAGCGACTGCGGCGAGCTAGGTGCGACGCCAGCGTCGCCGGGTTCCCAATGTTCCAAAAACCCTGCATTTGGCCTGAAATTTTCGGTATAGCCGTAGTCTTGATTTTTTAAGATAGGATATTTTGCGCGCGCCTGTTCGAGGAGGTTTCCTTGCGGGATCGCGTTTCCTGTCGCCAGCGCGCTTGGCTGGTTCGGATTATCGAGCGGGTCCTGCCCTTCGGTAAAAATCGGCATCAGGGCTGCACCACGGCATCAGGATTGAACGCGCCGGCGGTCCGGGCGGCCACGGCGCGCGCGGCGTGGGCGGCAAATGCCTCCGAGGGGTCGAACCTGATGCGGCGCGGCTGGCCCTGGGAGTCCTGCATGGCGCCCCAGCGCCCCGTGGCGGGGTCCTGCAGCACGATCTGGTAGCTGGGCGGCTTCTTGTTGGCGATGTCGGTCTCGGTGACCTTGTCCGGCACGATCGCCCGGCTCGCCATGAACTGGCGGGAAGCGAAAGCCCCTGAATCGCTCATCGGACTGGCGTAGCGCGGGCCCTGTTTCGGGCTGACGCGCTCGCCCTCGAACAGCTTGCCGCCGGTCACGATGCCCATTTCGTGGTCCAATTGCTGACCGATCCAGTCGTGGGAGCCGGCGACCTCCGGATAATACCGTTCGGGCGCATTCGCCATCACCCGATTGCCGTTGGCGGGTGACAGCGCATATTTGTTGTTGAGCTTTTCTATCGCGAACTTGTCGGCCATCGTGGAGTCGCCGGTGGCGGCAAAGCCGTCCTTGTAATTCTTGTCGTAATCGGCCTTGAGTGCGCCGGCGGCGAGGCCATCAGGGGCAACGGGCGCGCGGGCGCCGGTTCCAATCGGGCCCCATCCGGTGGAGAACTTTGATACCACGCTGGAGGCCGAGACGTTCTTCAGTGCCTTGTCCGCAACTTCGGTCGCCGCTTTGAGAGCCGACGATTGGGCGGGATCGTATTGCCGCATCAGGCGCTTGGCGGCCTCGTCCGGCGGGTAGAACGCCAGATTGGACTGCCACGCCCGCAGGTCTTTCAATCCGTCCGGAAACTCCTGGTCGAACTGCAGCGGGTTGTTGCGCTGCTGGCCGTCCATGAACGAATAGGCCGCATTCATCTTTACCGGATCGCCCGAGCGCGACATGCCGGTGACACTGTCCTTGAAGCCGCCGCCGTCGATCAGCCGCTGCATTTCGTCGGGTCGCAGGCCCTGCGCTATCTGACCGAGCACTTGCGCGCCGGCCGGGCCCTGCAAGGCTGCCTGCAGCTTCGGAACATCGTCTTTTTCCAACAGCGGCGGTGGCGGCTCGTGGTTCATGGCCCCGATGCGAACGCCTAAAGAGGCGCGCTGCACCAACGCCTGCGCAATGCCGTCCGGCTGTGACGGGTCGATCGGTGCCGCAGTCTGCTGCGTCCAGCCACGATTTGCGGCCTCCGCGTAGGGATGATCCTTGAGATTCTTGTTCGAATCTGTGACCTGTTTCAGTGCGGCCGCGGCGACGTTGATGTGGTGAACGTCCTGCCCGTCATTGGCGCGCTTATAGGCCTCGACGATCTGATCCTGCTGCTCCTGCGGAACTTGCGCAATCTGCTGGCCGACAAGTCGACCGTTCATGGTTTCGGCAGTCGGACCCATCTTTTCGGGGTAAAGCGCCGCGGCTTGGTTGACCTCGGCGACCGCGGCCGGTGACGGCAGGATGCCGTTATCAAGCGCCTTGCCGACCGCTTCCGCCGTCTGTTTCGCCGATTGGACGCGCAGCTCAGGGTCCTGCGCCAGCGTCCGCACATAGGCCGATAGCAGGAAGGGGTTTTGCTTCACATCCTCTGCTGTGAAGCCACCGCGCCCATTTGCGGCCGACGACATGAACTGTCCCGCCGGCTGCCGCCCGCCGGGCAGCGACGACCATTGGCCGGACAGCGACGGCAGCACGTCAGCGGTCTGGCCGGATTTCAGCGTCGTCAACAGGTCCTTGCCGGTCTTGGCCTTGTATTCGGTCTGCGCCAGATCCCACGCCGCGGTATCCTGATTGGCCGGCGAGAAGTCTTTCAGGCCGAGCCTTGCCTTTTGCAAATCCCATGTCGACGCAATGAACTGGTAGCGGCCCGCCGCGCTCGAACTCTTGCCGACATCCGGTCCGGAGGTGATCGGCTCGGCAATGTGCGGATGGTCGCTGTAATCCCGAAACGTCTTGTCGCCGTTGCCGCCGTAGCGGACGTTGTAGCGGCCCGCGGATTCGGTCTCGGATATGGTGTTTAGCAACGCGCGCCCTTCCGGGGGAATTGCCTGATTGACCACGCCACCGGGTATGCCAAGCACTTCGGCCTTCAGTGCATCGGGCAGCGAGTTGACAGCGCGGAACTGCTGCTTGACGGCGGCGGCGGCGGTGATGCGCTGGGCGCCCTCGGTATCGCCGATCGCGCGAGCGCGCTGAATGGCCTGACCGATCGCCGGGTCCTCCGGCTTGATCGTGCCCTTGGCCAGACCTTCCTCCATCCCGGTCGTGATCTGGCGGTTGGCATCGATATTCATCTTGGCGTCGGCGGTCAGATATGCCAGCCGCGACAAGCCTTGCGTATAGAGCCGAGAGCGATCGACCTCGCGCAGGTTCGGGTTGGTAAGAAGGCTTTGCAATTCCGCCGCGGCCTGCGCCTTGCCGCGTTTGTTAAAGGTGGCATCGACGTGAGCGACCAGCGACTCGCCCTGCAGCAATCCAGCGGTGTTTTTCTTTTCAAGTTCGATCTGATCTGGCGGTGTCTTGAACAGCGGATTTGTGCCGAGCGCGTCATACGACGCATTCATTTTTTGCACGGCCTGCTGGAATTCCGGCGTGTTGGTACCGCCCTGCCGCGCCAGCGCTATTGCGGTATTCTTCTGATCCTCAATGACGGCGGTGATCGACTTCTTTTGATTGACGACATCGTTCGAGGCGGTCTCATTGGTGATCGAGTTGAAGTGCTGGGTTTGCAGTTGATCGGCCTGCTGCATGATGGCCTGGCCGACCTGGCCATCGCCGTGCTGTTCGGCGTATTGGGCCTTCCATGCATCTGATGCGGTCTTGAACCCGGCCGGGTCGGTCTGGTATTTCTGATGCATGTCGTTCATCTCTTGCGAGATGACGTTCGAATGCTGGGCGATGGTGCCGGCTTGCACCGCGGCGTGATAGGCCTCGCCGGCCCTGCCGAAGATCAGCGAGTTGGCGGGGTTGACAACTTGCGCCGAGCCGTCGGGGCCGAGGGTGACCTTCTGGTTCTGCAGGTCGGTTCCGGCCTGCTCCCTGGCCATCTGGGTCGCGATGTCCGACGAGGCGTCGGCGACCTTGCCCATCGCGTTCGCCATCAGATCGGCATTCTGTTGGATATCGCCGCGGGAGACCGACGACTGCGGAGCGGTCGAGGTAACGATTCCTTCGCCGACTGTGGGGAGGGCTACCATCAGAGCAGCAATGGTGCGGCGGCGGCTGCCACGCCGGCTACCGCCTTGACGTTACCGGCGAACAGCGCGTTGCTGGCGGCGGATTTATAATAGGCCGCGTCGTTGCGCTCCTGGGTCGACTGCTGCAGGATGGAATTGACGGTGATGCCCCTATTGGTGGTTCCGATATCCTCCTGGTTGGAGCGAAAGGCGGCGCCCGTCGGCGAGTTCGGATCGGCGTTGGCAGCGGCGCGCACCGCATCGATGTTGCCGAGCGTCTGGTTGAGATTGCGGGTCATCTGGCCGCCGGTCTGCACGGCCTTCAGGTCTCCGTAGGTCGCAGCCTGTTCGAGCTTTGCCGACTGATATTCGTCGGCGCTCGCGGTGCCCTTCGCCTGAAGCATGGTCGAATAGGCCGACAGGCCGGCGGACGCCAGCGACATGCCGCCAGCAGCAGAGAAACCGCCACTCCCGCCGCTCAATGGAGCGCCGCCAACCGATGTCGGTCCTACTGCGCCAGGCACCGTCCCAGAGCTACCCATGATGCGATCCGTTCATATCGTGATTTCCATGGCGATCTCGAGGATTTGCAACGGTCCCGGGCTATCCTTGATGATGGCGACGCGCGGGTCGAACGAACTTCCGATCGGCGGCCACGATTCCACGGTCTCGCGCAGCGGCGGCGGCTTGGTGGGATCGTCGCCGATATTCCATGCCGGCACCCGGCGAAACTGCATCATGGTTCCGAGCGCGGGCGACGTCGGGGTTTGCTTGGCGGAAAACAGCGTGGCGAACATGAAGCCGGTCGAGTTGATGACATAGACCGCGACGTTCGAAATCTGCCGCAGCGTCATGCGCTGATGCATGTCGGCGCCCGGCGTGGCATCGTCGGCGAATGGCTCGACCGTCATGGTCCACGGCTGGCCCGCCACCAGCGAAGCGATGGCGAGGTTCTCGCCGCCGTTGTTCTGCGGAACGATGAAGCCGTTGGCGTCGATCTGATAGGTGCCCATCGCGCGGGTCACCTGATCCATCAGCGTCACGCTCTTGGACGTGATGAACCATAGCGGCCCCTTGCCGCCGGGCGGCGCGAACGCGGCAGGCGCGGCATTCACCGGCAGCGCGCAATCCAGATATTGCGTATCGTCGAGGATTTCGCAGATGCCGGCGCCGAAATAACCAGAAGTGAACAGCACGTCGGCATTCCACGCCGATATCCATGAGACGGCAGCACTGCCCGACCACGGACCCCATCCGATCGCCGGCTTAAGTTGTCCGTCCGCGACGGTGTATTTCCCGACCGCAATTGATCCGTCGCCGTTGAGCACATAAGCATAGCGCTCGATGAACGTGCTATCTGATGTCGGGACTGCGATGGCCTGAATATTGTTAAACAGATGCGAGTTGAATTCGCTGAGGTTCTTGGTGTTGAACGGGCGGTAATAGGCTCCCGGCGCGATGATCGACATCACGGCGTTGCGGCCGGCATTGGCGTAAAGAATGATTTCCTGCACCGGACGCGGCTGTACCTGCGCACAACCGTCGCTCGACAATATCTGAAAGCCGACGCTGCCGGGCTTGAGCGGATTGGTCGGTGAGATCGGGATATAATAGAGCTTGGTGTCGCAGAACACGAATTCCGAGCTCTCGGCGCCTGGCACCACGTAGTAGACCTGCACCTTGCCGGGCGCGATTTCTAACATCGCATTGTCTGGCGAGCTTGCATCGTTGGCGTAGAGATCGGTCGGTGAGTTGATTGCTGACCAAAGGATGCCGCCGGGGATTGCCGGGAAATTGCAGAAACCGACCCGGAACTGATCGACGAAGCAGGAAGCGGGATAGCCGCGAAACGAGTTCATTATCTCGTCATCCCATACCGAGATTGCCTGCGGGACCGTCGTGCTTATCGTCGAAACCTTCGCGCTGTATGATGGAGAAGCGACAACATCTCCGACCGCAAAGGAAGCCGCGTTCGTGGTGTTCTGCAATAACTGGACCGTAAGACTGACGGGCGAAACTGTTCCAGTAGATCGGCTCCATCCGGGCCCCGTGATGGTCTCGCCAGTAATGAACGCCGTGCCCGTGCTCAAGGTGACGACGATCTGGCCATACGGCAGGCTGCTGACGACGCCGGTAGCGCCGGAAGTAACGCCGGTCACGGCATCGCCAATACTCGGCGTGCCACCGCCGCCGGAAACATTCAATAATTGTGATGTTGGCGATGATGTTACAATTCCCTGCGCGCCGGAAGGACTTGCATCGAGAACGTCACCGATATTCAGACCTCCAACGCCACCGGAGACGCCGAGGATTTGAGCTTCCGGCAACGGCTCGATAACGGTGGCATTCATGCTCGACGTGGTGATCAAAGTGCCTAGCTGGATCTGGCGTCCGGCATACCTTATCCTGGTGCCAACCATTCCGGCGACCGCGATTGGCGACGAAAATATGACGGTGATGGCACCGGTCGCCGCGCTCGGAAGTGCTGTGACGTTCTGCGGGGACAACCGATAGAACGGCGTACGCTTCTGGCCGCCAGCCCTGACCGCTTCGGTGAAGTCGGCAAAACTCCACGTCGCCACGCCGTCCCATGTAATGACCTGTGGAAGCATTCCACCAGGGGCCGCCAGATAGATCGACAGGCCAAACGCCACATAGACAATCTGATTGACGTTGGCGCCGGTCCACGGCAGCGCAGCGCCATTGCCTTGCGTCGTGGATGACGCGACGATCGTTCCCGCCGCATTGCGGATCTGCCAAAGCGCGGGGCCAAATTCAATCTTGAAGATGTTGCCGGGCGAGAGTGTCAGTTCCTCGATGCGGGTACAGGCCCCGGTGATCGGATAGAGCGCGCGTCGCCCCGAGCGATCCTGCAACGCCCCGGAATTCAGGATACGGGCATTCGCCATCTGGCGCAGGCCGCCCTTGCGCGCCGGATGATCGTCAGCGCGCTTGAGGACGGTGTCGACTTCGCCGAAGGAAAAATCCCGCTGCGAGCCCTGGATTTGCCGCACCATGGGTCACCTCAATTCGGGGTGCCCGTGCCGGACCAGCCATACGGCGTCTGCCGCCACGGCTTGCGGCTGCGCCGGATCGCGGTGTAGCGCGAATTGAAGATCGCCGTTTTCGGCTTCTGCATGTCGTGGCGGGCCTTGGCGTGATCGAGCATCGCCGTCGCCTGCTTCCACAGACTGCCGGCTTCTGCATAGTCGCGCTTGAGGCCGCGGTAGATGCCCGACATGACAGCTAGTTGCAGTACCAGCACCACGGTCGGCGTCGCGAACGTCGGGTCGGAGTTGGTCGAGAAGATGCCCTTTATCGTGACCGGCAATGGCGTGGTCGGCGGGTTCGGCGGCGGCGGGCCGCCTTGCGCGTTGACGACGATCTGGTTGTTGAAGATATCCCAGACACAGGGCACATCGTTGAGCCGCACCATGATCAGGTGGACGAGATCGGCGGGCAACGGATAGGCGGTGTCGAACTGATCGTCGTCGGGCTTGGTCGGCGACGGAACTAGCGTCCGCACATCGGTCAGCCATGACCACGGATGATCTTCGCAGACAAAGGCCAGCGCTCGCTCATAGGCCGGCGAACAGGCGCTCCATTCCACCGAGCCATCATCGGCTACGGCGACGAGATTATCGCCGGTCTGCGACAAGGCGCTGTTGATAATTTCGAGTTTGCCGAGTGGAAATTCGAAGCTGGCCATGCTGCACGTTCTTCCGGGTACCAATCACGCGCAACGCACCCCAAAAAAACCTCCCGGTTTGTGGCCGGGAGGCTGAAGTTTAGGAAGGTACGCTATGGCCTACAGGTGGTTCAAAATGTCTGGGTGACGTTGGCTCCGGCGAGACGGTCCTGTTCGGCCTTCTCACGAACGATCCGCTCGTTGGTCTCCTTGGCAGCATCTTGTATACTTTGGCCGCGCCCAGTCCCCTCACGGAGGGCCTTCTCGCGCGCGGCGCGATCGCGGTCGATGAACGGCAATTCGGATCCGGTCTTCTCCCGATCGACCCGCTCTTCATCGGTCATCGCTGCGTTCTTCCTGATCTGCGCGGGCGACATCGGCCGGCGGGCATTCGGGTCGGGGCGGGGCGGTGGTGTGGCGACCAGAGCTTCGTCGGCGGCGATCTGGTCGGCGACCTTCTTCTTCTCGGCCTGCTCCTCATGGAATTTCTTCAGCCGATCCTTGGCCTCCGCGGTCGCCTTGTTGTATTCGTCGAGCGCGGTCTTTTCCTCCGGGGTCATCTCGATCGGCTCCGGAAGCGGCTCGCGGCCCTCCTCCTTGGCGCGCTCATTGAGCCGGCCGCGCGCAGCGTTCTCGTCCTCCTGGGACCATGGATCTGCGCTCCATTCCAGCGGATGATGCTGGACGGCCATATGCGCGTCGACCGAATAGGGGAAGGTGACGGGGCCGTCGACGACATGATAGGCGACGGCGGACTGGTTGGCGGCGATCTTGATCGGCATCTTCGTTCCCTTCGTTAGCGTCCGACGCTCAGCATTCCAGTTCCGTAAGAATAGGAACCGACGTTGTTGTGGTTGCGATCGAGGATCGCGGCGGATGGTTTGCCCAGGGCAACGGCGGCTGCGACCTGATGCAGCATGTCGGCCAGCGCCGCGTTCTCGGAAATCGTCCGCTCGCCGAAGCTGGAGTTGGTGTTGATGGTGAGCGTGAATGCGCCGCTGGAGACTGCCATCAGACGTCGATCCCTGCTCTGGAAATCCACGACGTCACGGCGACGCTCGGACCGGTCCCGGCCACAACCACATACGCCTTCAGATATCGGTAGTAGATGCGCTGCATCAGGTTGGTGAACGGGAATTGCAGGATCGTGCCGGCGAGGCCCGTCGGTGGAATGGTCGGCGTGGCGCCGAGGATGGTGGCGACGTAGCGGTTGGCGGCAAGCGCGGAGAGATCGTGATGGACGAGGGACTCGACATTTCCGTTGCCGAACGCTGCGTCATTGGATCCGAATAGCGAAAATCCATAGGTCTCGTCGGTCGTCACCATGTTGACGGCTGAAATGTCGATGCTCCAGATACCGTCAGTGCGGCCCGCCGCGGACACCGGGCTGCCGCCGCCAAAGTCGACCAACCCGGAGTTCAGGTTGTTCAGATACCCGGTCGCGGTGATCGTCTGTGCGCTGCAGAACGCCGTCATCGCGTCGAACGGACACGGGAAGGTCGTGATCTGCGAGGGAATGAGATTTGCGGTCAGGGCCATGGAAGTCTCCTATGCCACGATCGCGGCGTTGGTGATGGAGTCGAGGCGGGCTACCGCCTTCGGGTGTTCGCGGGCGAAACCGTAATCCCATTTGATATGCGTGGAATCGAACGGCTGGCCGACGGTCGGACCCTCCGCCATCACCGACAGCGGGGTCTGCTCGATGGCGTAGAAACCGCCGGGGCGGAACGAGACGCAGTAGATCGAGGACGTCACCGCGGAGCCACCGCCGGATGCCACTTCGGAGAACGGCAGCAGATCTGGCGAATCGTCGGGCTCATAGCCGTACAGGATTGGCAGACCCTTGAACGCGGTGACCAAGCGACCGAAATCGTCCTTCTCGACAGTGATGGTCTGATTGACCAGGCTGTTGTTGCGCGCGGCGGCGTCGAATTGCGGCATCAGTCCGCGCGGCACGATCCAGTGTGTCGGCTTGTTCACATGCCGATACAGGATGTCCATGTTGGCCAGCGACAGCGCGCCGCCGCCAGATGCCGCCGAATTGTGGATCTGGTTGCCGGTGATCGCTGTGGTGTCGAGGCAGCGAACCTGAATGCCGTTCGGGGTGCGCGGATTGGACGAGTTATCCGACTTGATGGCATTCTGCGAGAAGAACTGCCCGAGCGCGATGCTCTTCAGCTTCTCCTGCTTGTATTTGCCTTCGGGTCCGAGCCGGTCGATCATGGCGCGGTCGGCGAAGATGTAATCGTCGATGAAGTAGGTATCTTCCTCGCGCAGGTTGAAGGTGCCGAGGGCCTGCTCGCCGGCCTCGTTGAAGCCGCGGAAGGCGACGACGGGCAGCGAGGCAATGTCCATGTAGGCACGCTTGCCGCGTTCGGCGGGCAGGATCGGGATCGCCCGCATTACGTCGGACTCCTCGATCATGTTCTCGACGAAAGCCCGGGTCGGATCGTTGACATCGATCGACTTCGCATATTCGACGAAGTTGGTAGGTGTCGTGATCGTGGTGGTGAGCGAGACAGCCATTTAAGTGCCCTCTGTTAACCGCGACGCCGCGCGGCGTTCTGGTCCTGTGCCTGACGGCGTTGCTCGAAACTCATCTTTTCGAAACCGGGAATGCCCTGCGTGTCTGGTGCCGCGCGGTGCGACTGCGAGAAGTTCGCGGTGCCCTGTGTCGCAAGCTTCTGCATAATCTTTTCGTAGAACCGCAGATGTGCGTCCGTGACGAGCGTTGCCTTGATCGGTGTTGCGTCGGCCTCGCCGACTTCGCCGACAAGCCATTTGCCGACCACGTCGACGCGCTGTCCGGCATTGGTTCCAGCCTTGGCGATTTCCGCCTTCGCGCGCGCGGCAAAGGCCACATCGTTCTGGGTCATGAACTCAGCGAGAATGCCAAGCCCTTCGGCAAATTCCGGCTGTCCTAAGCCCTTTGCGTTCGCCCAAGCGCGATACTTGGCGAACGCCGGATTTGTCTCGTCGATCTTGAATGCGATGCCGTCAGGTAGTTGAAGATCGGCAGGAAGCTCGGCCTTGTAACCCTCTGGCGGTGGCACGCTAAGGCGCTTGAGTTCGGCAGCGGCCTGCACGGTCTTGAGTTCGTTCCGCTCTTTGTACTCAGTTGCATATTCTTCCGGCGTGACCTTGAGCGCGTTTGCCGTCGAGTCCCAACGATCGTCGGGAATGCCTTCAGGTCTGTTCGTCGATATCTGGGAAATCGTACCCGGCGACGCGGGTGTGGGGCCCGATGCGGCGGGTTGAGCCGGGCTCGCCGGAGACGCGGACGGCGCGGGGGCTGGGGACGACAACGGGCTGCTCACTGCCGCCGGGGCCGATGCTGGAGCCTGTGATACCGCTTCGTCCGCCACTTTCGAAAATTCCCTTTGCCATGACCGAGATCAATTTCGCCGCGAAGGTGCGTTCGCCCTCGTCTGATCGCAACGCACCGTCAGTTGGCGCGACCGAAATCGACATCAGTCGGCGTTGCAGAAACACGTACAGCGCAGCCCCGTCGGCGGTGCGCGCGATGCGGTCGATAGCCTCGATACAGAACTTGTTGGTGGGGTGAACTTCATCGGTCATGCGGCCGGTCCCGGTGCAGCCTCGCCGGGATCGCCGACATGGCGGGCGCCGGCGAGCTTCGCCATCTGGTCGGTGGCCTTGGCAACTTCATCGACCGAACGCAGCACCAAGAGATCGCCGGTTCCGGTTTCCTTGATCCACGCTTCCATGGACTTGCGGCCATCGACATTCATCTTGAATTCTTCCGGGAACATGCCGCCGAGGGTTTGCGCGGTGTTGGCGGCCTCTGCGATGGCCTGCAATTTCGCCGCAGCCTGGGTCGGATTGATCGGCTGGGTCGAGACCGCGCGGCCATCAACCTGCACCGGCGCAATCGCGCTTGATTTTTCCAACAGGTATTTGAAGCGAATGAAAATCTGCGCCAGGTCGCGCCAGAACGGCATGCCCGGGGTGCCGATGCGACGCTGGGCGCGCGCGGCCTCGTCGAGCCATTGCGCTCGGGTCGGCGGGGTATCGCCGCTCTGCTCGGGCAGGTCGACGTAGAACAGCTTGCGCAGCTTCTTCAGCTTGTCCTCGTAGGCGTAATTGCCAACCTGCGCCGGCGGCGCCGTGTAGATGTTCTTGATCGCGCCTTCGTGGCCGGGCTCGATCGGATAGGCCATGCCGGATTCGAAGCCCTGCTCGACTGACGAGAAACTGAAACTCGGGAATGTCACCGGCGGGCGCAGCGACAATTCCATGTTCTCCCCTAACATCAGTTCGGCCTCGTCGATCTGGCGCAGCGACGGCAAGCCCTGCAGCAGCGGGCCCAGGCCGAACGGCGAATCCGGGGTCGGGTTGAAGCGGCCGACCCACAGCGGGCAGCAGCCCTCGCCCTTGATCACGACGTCATGGACGAGATGCTGGCCGCCCTCGCCGATCATGACGACGTGCTGCCAGGTCTCGTCGCCCTTATCCTGCCACAGCCGCCAGAAGCCCCAGATCACGACGGTTCTTTTTTTAGGGCCCTCCTCGATTTCCTTGGCGACTTCGGGGCTAATCTTGGCCCAGATTTCCTCTCCGACGAGTTCGCGGACGTTGACGTTGCGGGTGTGACGCACGGCAAAGCGGTCGTCGATATCGCCGTAGGGGCCGAGGTTGATTTCGAGCTCGCGCAACGGAATCGCGGAATTGGTGATCGGCGCGTTGGCGTGCGGTCGCTCGATCCACAGCCCGACGGTGCCGATCGACAGGTCCGGATAGAACGCTTTCGGCACTTCAGAATAGAGGTTCGACGCCTTCATGGCGTTGAAGATCGCCTTGTCGTCGTTCCTGATCTGCTTCTCGACCTTGGCCCAGACCGCGCCCTTCTCGCCGCCGGGCAGGTCCATGCCGGGTCCGCGCTTGCACCATGGCTTGTCCGGCGACATGAAGCCGTTGACAACCTCGGTGACGAAATCGCCGCAAAGAATGAAGGCTTCATCGGTATTGAGATCGCCGGCGTCCTGAATGCGGACTGTCGTGTCGGACGACGACGACGAACTCAATGCGCGCTGGCGGTGCGGCGAGGAGAAAAAATAACACTCCCGGAAATCCATTACCCACTGGGTTTTCCAGGCGCGGCAAGCGGCGAGCCGGTCCTTGGACTCCTGCTCGAGCGGACTGACGGCTGTTTCTTTCGGGGGCGCCTTGGCCATCAGCGGATCGCCATCGGTGCGGCGGCGGGCGCTGCCGGGAGCGAGCCTGCACTACCGAGCGCCAGGCGGGTGCCGAAGCGGGCCATCAGCGAGGCGGTGTCGCCTGCGGCCTGCCCCTGCAGCGCCATAACCTGATCGTTCTTCGCCTGCGCCTGTTCGGCGGCGAGGTTGGGATCAGGGGCTAGCTGGGGCTGGTCGGCTTGCATCGTCGCGGAGGACTCCACCATTCGCGACGAGATGGCGGAAAAGCGCGTCGGGCCGCAACGCACTACAGCGGATGCCGATCAGGTGGGAGACCGCGGTAGTGCAGAACATCCCGAGCCGCATCCACGGCAGATCGTCCTTGACGTCGATCGTGACCGTGGCATTTCCCTTGATGATGGCGGCGACGATGGCTTGTGCGCCGGGCCCGTCGACCAGCACCTTCAACGAGGTTCGGCGAAACCCGACATCATATACCCACCACTGGCCGAGCTCCGGTATCCACGCCAGCGCCGAGACATGCTTGAAGTGTCCGAGCGCGATCAGACGGAAGAACAGATGTTTCGACTTGCGGTGAAACACCACGGTCCAGCGCGCCGCCTCGATCCCGAATGCGGGGATCTCACGCATCAGGACTGAGCAAACGCAATTCGGCAACGCGGCGCTTCGCATCTAAAATTTTATGAACTGGATGCAGAAATTTCTCCGGCATCCCCATTTCGATCAACTTCCGGCGCATTTCCATTTCGAAAAACTTTATCGGAAACTGAATAATCTGTGCTGTCATGCCTTCACCCTCCTCATGCTCTTGCGCCGGTTCCATGTCTGGATCGGTTTCATCGGCGCACTTCCCATCGTCACCGCCCGGCCCTCGCCACCGCCAAGGATACCATTTTCGAACGCTTCGCAGATATGGCTGTACTGGTTTTTTTCCGGCTCGTCGGAATAGCGCTCGCCGGACACCCGCAACCGCCGCATGAAATAGCCGCCACTCATTCCCGTGATGAAGGTGGAGCAGCGCGGGTCGACCAGCAGCGACGACGGCCGCTGCCCGCCGGCGGACCGGCGCATCAGCACGGCGTTGACCGCCTCCCAGCGGATCGAGTGCTGGTTCTGCGGATTCGGCGCCGGCAGCACCCGCATGCCATGTTCGTTGAAAATCATGAATGGCGTCTTGTCGGTAGCCTGGCCGCGGTGCTGGCCGGCCGGGTCGCCCCAGAAGTTGAACGTGAAGCCGGGGTAGTGCTGGGCCAGGAAGCCTTTCAGCAGCGGCGCAAATTCCCCGGCCTGCATGTCCCTGCCGATATATTCGTGCTGGATAAACCAGTCGCCGCGCAAAAACTGCCCGATCGCCGCCGCCGGCTGCCGCCCGAAGTCCAGTCCCACCACCACCGGGATCCCCGGAATAATCTCGAGCGGGCGATCGCTGACATGCACGTCGCGGCGGAACTGCGGATAGACCGGGTTGCCGTCGGTCACCACCGACGAGCGGTTCATAATATTGGCGTCGATCCATGATTTGGTCTTGCCGGCGATCTTCTCATCGTAAAACTTCGGCGGCAAATATTTCAGGTTCTCGGCATTCGGGTTCGGCACATAGCCCAGCATCTTGCCCTTGTCGTCGAACCGCTCCAAAAGCCCCGGCGGCTGCATGAAAAATCCCCAGTTCGCCGGCCGCTTCAGCGCATTGCGCTTTTCCTCGGTCATCCAGTCCGGCGGCGGAACGTCGCCGCGCATGATCGGCAGCCAATGATCCGCCGGCGGCGCGTTGGTATCCGCGATCAGTCCGCCCCAGGCGCAACCGCCATCCTTGACCGCCGGAAACCGCGGCGGCGACACGCGCCCAACCGCCTCCGAGAAAACCTCGTACTGCGCGAACTGCACCTCGTTGAACCAGATCAGCGACGTCTCCAGCGACATGAAAAACGATTTGGCGTCCCGGATGTCCTCCATCGCCACAAACGTTACATCGAGCTCCAAGGGCCCGACCCTGACCTCATGCCGATACGGCCGCGTCTCATAGAAAATCCCGAACTCCCCAGGCCGCGTCCCCGGCCGGAACCAATCCTTCCACGTCGGGATCGTGGTCTCCTCCAACTTCGCATACGTCTCGCGGAAAATATGCACCCGGAACCGCTGCCGCCCATCCCGCTGCGCCGGCTGCTCCAGCGCCCGCTGGAAAATATGCAGGCAACACGCCGACGACGTCCCGGATCCCTGCGGACCCTGAATGATCTTCACCCGGGAAGTCTTGTCCCGCATGAACTCCCGCAGCACCTCACCGTCAGGCCGAAATATCGGGAACCCCGTGGTCGGGTCATGCTCGATCATTTACCGGACAGCTCAGTCCCCGGCACCAGCCACGTACTTGATGATGGACTCGCGCCTTCAAACTTATCCTCAGGGCGGTAAAACCGCCGCAAATCCGGATGGTTGATTACCGGATCGTTCGTGTAGTCCACAAACCGCCCGTCAGGATCCGGAACTACGAGCGATTTTTCCTTTGGCCAGTTCCAAAACCAAAATTTCATGGCAACCTCCTAAAGGTTTGAAAAATAATCGGGAGGGGGTAACGGGAGCTCGCGCGGCGAGACCTCGATTTTCCCCCCGGCCCTCCGCTGGCTGGATCCCCAGGGATGGTCACCCGGCGCCGCCGTCCATCCGTATCAGCCATGTGACTATCAATCATGTGGTCAGTATACCTAACCATCTGTCATCACTGCATTATACCGCATCTATAACCTTGTGTGTGGGCACTGTGTGGACAGTTCGCGCCCCAGGCTCTGGACTGATGTCCACCACGTATCCTGCAGTTATGTTCATGTTTACAGATACTTGCGCGTCTGCGGATGGCTTGATGCCGGCAATGGCTGCGATGTGCTTCGATACGTCGGCGCTGACGTGTTCCGACTCGGCATCGATCAATTCAATGAGCCTGGCTGACGCTCGAAGACCACCAATTGCGATGATTTCGCGCATCCTTCGAGCGATAAACACCTGTATTTGCGGTTTCTTCAATTCGCGTGAGAGATGGGATTCGCTCATTCCGGCAAGCTTTGCGGCCTCTCGTTGGCTGACGCCCTTGGTGGCGAGGTTGGTGAGAACTTGCTGCATCCGCTTTGAGATGGGGCGTTCTTTGACGACTATTTGCTCGGCTTCGGCTGGAATTGGCGAGATTGGTTTCATTCGAGACACATGCCCTTGTTGGTCTCGCTCGCTGCGGGCGGTCGCCCTTGCTTGCTAGAGAAAGGCACGCGCGCAATGCGGGACGCGCGGGATTGATGGGCGGTTTGGATTTGGATCGCAACGCACCGTGGACTTATGCAGCATTGGCGGGCATTGGGGCGGGATTGACGCTGCTACAGGTTTGATAGCAGTGCGTTGCCGGGTCGAAATTGTCGCTTTACGCTCGTAAAGTGGAAAAGGATGACGAAGCACGATCTGCTGCCTTGAGCCTATTGGCGCGCGGCATGATTACACCAGGTCAGGCGGCCGAGCTCGCCGGCGTGTCGCGGCAGCTTGTGGCCTATTGGCTCAGGCACGCGGATATCAATTGGCGCCGGGCATGGGCCCGACGGCAAGCTGGCATGTGGCGGCGCGAGATAGCCGCGCTCAATGGCAAGGTGTTGCGACCCCCGACCAGGAAGCAACTGCGGCGCAAGCTGGCGAAGGGCATGAGGAATTGGGATGAGGCAAACACTAAGCACTTGCCACCAGGTCCGAAGGGCCACTGAGCCGCCATACATTGATGATGTGCGCTGGTGGATATTGACGTGCGAAGAATGCGAGCATGTTGGATCGGTCGAGATCACGCTGCGACGATTGCGCTCTGCCAACCTGATTTGCAGCGAATGCGGCGTGCCTATCACGCGGAATAGCCGTTGATACCAGCTATTTCCCACAATCTTCATTTATTTTGCATTTGACCATTGACAAACGTTTCGGATGGTGTATCTTGTCCATTGTCAAGCACGGTTGGCGCCGTGAGACACAACAGCGAGGATTCATGGCATTCGATTCAAACGCAATGCGGGAGCTGGCACACCTTGCCAGCGACCGATACCAGCGAGCCGGCTGCGGCGGGGCAAGCAAGGTCTACAACACCGCGCAGGCCTATTACACCGCGATCGGTCACAACGAATTGCCAGCATGGTCGCGCCTGCTGGTCGAGACCCGGACTAGATGGGAACAATCCAAATCACTCGCCGCAGAGCAATTCCGCATTGCCTGCCTGACGTCAAAGGAGGGTTGGTATCATGGCGATTCGATACCGTTCTGATGGCCCTACGCTGCCCGGCTGCGCGTCCGATATCGGAGGGCTGCTCCGCATCAAGGCCGCGGCGCCGATCAAGCCAGCCAAGCCGCAACAGGCCTGCGATATCGGTCTATTCAGCGACGAAGCGGGCCAACTAGACTTGTGCGAAATGTTCCAGGGCCCAGAGGATGACGACGCTTTCTAAACGACGTGGCCCGGCAGATTGGCGTCTGCCGGGCCGTGCCGCCTTCC